GCGCTCGCCATGCTCGGCATGGTGGCGGCGGTGGCGGCGCTCGCGCTCGGGGCGGCGGCCTTGGGGCCCGCGCTCACGGCGGGAGCCGTCGGCATGCTCGCGTTCGGCGCCGCGGCGCTGATGGTCGGCGCGGGAATCGCGCTCGCCACCGGCGGCATCGCCGCCCTCGCGCCGATGCTGCCGCTCGTGTCGGCATACGGCGCGTCCGCCGCTATCGGCGTCGCCGCGCTCGGCGCGGGGATGTTCGTGCTCGGCGCGGGCTCGCTCGTGGCCGCCGCCGGCTTGGCGGCGCTCGCGGTCGGCGTGGCCGCAGCGGCGACGGCGACGCTCCTGCTCGCCGCGGGCGTGCTGCTCGTCGCCGCGGGGATCGGCGCGCTCTCGGCCGGCGTGTCCGCGCTCGCCACCGGAATGCTTCTCATCGCCGCTTCGGTCATGCTCTCGGCGAGCGGATTCGCCGCCATGGGCTCGGCGCTGCCGGCCGTCGCCGGCTCCGCGCCCGGAGCGGCGGCGGGACTGGCCGCGCTCGCGGCCGCGGCGGCCGCGGCGGTGCCGGGCCTCATGGCGGGAACGCCCGCGATGCAGGGCTTCGCCGGCGCGTGCTCGTCCGCCTCGGGCTCCGTGACCTCGATGGGGTCTTCGGTCGCATCAGCGACCGAGCAGGCGCGAAGCGGAATCGACCAGACCAAGATGGCGTCGCAATCCATGGCGACGGCCGGCAAGTCCGCCTTCTCCGACTTCGCGAATTCGGCGAAGTCGTCTTCGGCCGCGGCGTCCGCGGCGATCGCGGCGGCCTGCGCGCGCATGGAGTCGACCGTCTCGTCGATGCGCCTCGCCCTGCCAAGGATGCAGGTCGGCGCGCTGCCGCATTTCAGGCTCTACGGCAGATTCGACGCCGAATCCGGCTCGGTGCCGTCGGTCGCCGTCGACTGGTACGCGAAGGGCGGCGTGTTCAATTCCGCCTCGGTCATCGGCGTAGGCGAGGCGGGGCCTGAGGCCGTCGTGCCGCTGCGCCCCTCCGTGCTCCGCGGAATCGGCGAGGGCATCGACGCCGGCGGCGGAGGCTCCGAGGTCGTGGCGTGGCTCGCGCGCAACCTCCCAGCGATCATCTCGGACTGCACTCCAGTGATGGGCGAGAAGGAATTCGGCCGCAAGGTCAGGAAGGCGGCTGCGTATGCATAGGCTCTCCTACGTATCCGGCACGGGCGGCGTCGAGGCGTGCCTCGACTGCCGCTCGGCGCTCGCAGGCACCGCCTCGGGGATACGCGGCCGGGAATGGGATTACTCGATCGGCTACATGTCGCTGTCGGGAGTGACGCGCGCCGCGCGCGAATGCTCGCTCTCCGTGGCGTTCATGAGGCTGGCTTCCGCGGACGAGCTGCGCAGGCTCGCCGACAGGGACATGTCCGAGGGGACTCCCGGCAGGCTCGAAGTCGACGGCTGGTCGCAGCGCGCCTACGTCACGAAGGCGGAGCCATCGTCGATCTCGCGCAGCCACGTGACCATGTCCCTCACGGTCGTGCTGCTCGACGGGGTGTGGCGCAAGGGCCACACGGTCTCATTCGAGCCGCTCACTGCGTCCTCCGGCGACGGCGAATTCCTCGATTTGCCGTACGACCTTCCGTACGACCTGGGCGTGCCGTCAACGCGGAAATACTTCGACGGCTCCGAATGGGGCTCCGCTCCGCTGAAATTCACGATCTACGGCCCCGCGGTCAATCCCGCCATCCGCATCGACGGGAACTGGTACAAGGCCGACTTGACCGTGCCCGATGGCGGGTACCTCGTGGTAGACCCGCTCGCGAGCCCGCGCGCTGTGACCCTGGTCAACGCCGACGGCTCGACAGTCGACGCCTTCTCGAAGGCGCGCCGCGGCGACGGCCTGAACAGCGGCGAGTACATCTTCCAGCCGGCATCGCCCGGCACCCACGAGGTCGATTGGGACCGCTCGTTCGGATTCGACTTGACGTGGTACGAGGAAGAAGGTGAGCCGCCATGGTCGCGGTAGTGTTCGATTCGGCGCTCGGCAACGTGCGAGAGCTGGCCGACTTCACTCTCGACCTGGCGTTCGGCAGCGACGAGAACGCGTTCTCGCTGGAATGCGACGCGGCGTACGCGCCCGAAGAGGGCCAATTCGTCTTCATCGACGGCACGGAGTACGGCGGGGTGGTCGACGAGGTTACTTACGAGGCTGGCCGAGAAGCGTCTGGCGCGGTGCTGTGCAAGGGACGCACCTGGCACGGCATCCTGGCTGGAAAGCGCCTGCTCCCCGATTCGGGAAGCGGCCACCTGTCGGTGAGCGGCAAGGCGGGCGATGCGCTCGCGTCGCTCATCGAGCGCATGGGGCTTTCTGGGCTTTTCTCAGCCGCCGCAGACGATACGTCGGTGAGCTACACCTTCGATCGATTCGTGGACGGCTATAGCGGCCTGAAAGCCATGGCGAAGGCCAATGGCCGCAAGGTCGCGATGCGCCGCAAGGGCGGCAAGGTGGAAATCTCGCTGCCGCCCATCGTCGACTACGCCAACAAGGTAGATTCCGACCTGCTCGACTTCACGCTCACGTCTGTCTACCGCTGCGTGAACCATTTGGTTTGCGCGGGAACGGGCGAGCTTGAGAACCGCGCCGTAATCCACTTCTATGCCGACTCTGCCGGCAATATCTCGCATACGCAGACCCTTTTCGGGGTCGACGAGATTTCGGCGCTGTACGACTACAGCAACGCCGACGAAGAAAAGCTCGAAGAAGAAGGCCGCAAGAAGCTGCAAGAGTACCAAACCCAAGGCAGCGTGGAAGTCGAGGCGCACGACGACATAGACGTGGACGTGGGCGACGTGATTTCCGCCCGCGACAACGCCCACGGGCGCACCGTGAGTGCCACCGTGGCGAAGAAGATCGTGAAGGTATCGCGCGGCGTGGCCACGTACAGCTACGAGGTCGGCAGCGAGACCACCAACAAGACGAGCAGCAGCGGCAACGCTGAAAGCTCGAACGGCGGCCACGCGTACTACGCGGGAAGCGGCCTGACGCTCAGCAATTACACGTTCTCTGCCGACGTGGACAAGGCCGCGCTGGCGGCGGTCGAGACGAAGGCCGACGACGCGAAGACCGCCGCCTCCAACGCGAGCGCGGCTGCTGGCAAGGCCGAAACAGCCGCGAAGGCCGCGACCGATGCGGCGGCGAAGAACGCGAAGGCCATCGCCGGCAAGCAGGACGCGCTCACGGCTGGCGCTAACGTGACCATCGACGGCGCGACCATCAGCGCGAAGGACACGACCTACACCGAGGCCACGACATCGAAGGCGGGCCTCATGTCGGCTTTGGACAAGAAGAAACTCGACAATAAGGTCGATGACACGGCGGAGGGCGTGAGCGCGTCGCTTGAGAAGCTCCCGCAATGGTCAGCCATCCCCACGGACTCAACGCAGCTCGTGCGCCGCGATACTAACGGCAAGGCAGAATACGGGCGCGTGACATTCCGCACGGTGTGGGCCTACATCAGGGGCAAGGCAGATGCCGTGTACGCGGCCATGTCGCACACCCACTCTGCGTCGCAGGTGTCTGGGCTGGCGAGAGTGGCCACGAGCGGCAAGTACGCCGACCTGGCTGGCGCTCCATCCTCGATGAAGAACCCTGCGGCGCTCACCGTACAGGCGAACGGGGAAACTGTAGCTACTTACGACGGCAGCTCTGCGGCCACGGCGAACATAACGCCCACGAATATCGGGGCAGCGCCTTCCTCGCACACGCATCCATATCTTCCCATTTCTGGCGGGACGCTCACGGGCAACGTTACAGCGCCGAAGTTCGTAGGGGGTCTCCAGGGGACCGCCGATGCGGCCAAGACGGCCGACAGGGCAACAACCGCAAGCAGGGTGCCGGACAACGGCGTTGGAACCGCGAACGTGGCGCGACACGTATGGTTCAGCGATTCGGGAATCGAGACGGCCCGCGTCTACAACGACGCATTCAGATACAACCCTGTCGGGAACGTGCTCTCGTGCAACGTCTCTGGCAGCGCGGCCACTGCCGAATCGGCGGCATCCGCTGCGAAGCTCGCGAAAGCCCGCGCGGTGACCATCTCGGGCGCGGTCAACGGCAGCGCCACGTGGGACGGCTCGGGCGACCTGTCGATAGTGGTCGCGGGCGATTCCGCGGCGGCGGGTTTTTTGGCCGCGCACCCGGTCGGGACGTACATCGAGACGAACGGATACGACCCGTCGGACTACGGCGGCGAATGGAGCATGGTGCCGAGCATCGGCCCGTACACGTGGCTCAGGACTAAGTAAGGAGAAGACATGGCGAAGACAGACAACATCACGAAGTACACGTGCGACCGCTGCGGCGAGAGCGCGTACCTCCAGCAGGGCGCGGCGGCGGCGGGAGACTGGCGCGAGGTCGAGCGGTTCGACCAGTACGGCAGCAAGGCGAGCAGGCTGCTCTGCAAATCGTGCACAGACGAGTACAAGCGCCTGGCCGCGCAGCAAGACGCTGCTTTCCAAGAATTCATGGCTAAGAAGGGGGAGTAAATGTCATTCGAAATCGTGGACGGCATGACCGGCACGAAGCACATCAGCTCGGACGATTTGGCCGCGCTCAATACCGCGACGGTCGGCAAGGCCGACTGCGTGCTCCGTTACGGCGACGACTTCAAGCTGACGATGGCGAGCGCGAATTCCGCGACGCTCGGCACCGGCGTTGGCATGGTCGGCGGCAAAAGATTTTGGAACCAGGCGGCCACCAGCTTGACGATTCAGAGCGGCACACAGGGCCAGAAGCGCAACGACCTCGTGGTGGCCCGCTACGCGAAGACCAGCGCGGGCATCGAATCCATCACGCCCGTGGTAATCAAGGGCACGCCCACCACGGGCGCGGCGGCAGACCCCGCGACCACGGCGAACGACTTGAAGCTCTGGCGCGTGCCGCTCGACGGCATCAACGCGGGCACGCCTGTCAAGCTTTTCGAGCCAGTCACGCCTTTGGCCACGCTCGGGGAATCCGTATCCCAAAGCCTCGGCAGCATCTCCATGGCTTCCGACTGGCACAATTACGGCTGCTCGCTGTCGCGCATCGGCAGCACCGTCGAGCTGGTCGTGAATTCCATCAAGACCAGCTCGGCAACCGCAGGCGAGCCTATCCTGACGATTCCGAAGGGCTTCGCGCCGCCGGTCGAATTGGACTTCGCCTGCGTCGCTTTCGACGAGTCGGACTATCCGATGTCGGCCTGGGTGGCCGCGATGCCAGACGGGCGCGTGGCGGTGAAGAATTACCTCGCGAATGGGCACTCGGGACGACAATTCAAGGCCGTGTGCAGGTACTTCGCCTAGGCGCGCGCGTAAAGCGCGAAGCAATGCACCTCGCCGCCGCCGCTGTTCCATCTCTGCGTGATGTACCAGACCTTCGAGGTCATGAGCGTGGGCTGCTCGATATAGCAGATGCCGACCCAGCCGACGGATACGCAGGCCACCCAGCACACGAAGCGGTAGCCCTCGACCGTCGGCGCGGTCACGGCGCCGTCGCTCGTGCCCGACACGACCTCGATGTGGGTGAGCTGGGATACGGATTACTTCTTATGGCCGAGAACCTTGCGAATCGCAATCATGTCTGTGATTCTTGAGCTTCCCTTCGCGACCTCGCCAGCCATGTCGTCGTCGCCGAATTTTCTTGTCTTGATCGTGGCGCCTTGAATCTCAACGGTGCGCGACTTGATGAACCAGCCGATCGGGCCAACCACGGTTGTGCTCAAGGTGGCGTATATCGACGATGAGCCGTCCTCGATTGGCACGGTGACAGAACCGAAAGTGCCGTCGGTGTCCTCGTACATGATCGTGATTCTCGCAAAGCCCGCCACGCTTCGGGAGAGCGTCACGCTCTCGCTTTCGCTTGGCTTGCCGTCGAAAAGCACCGTCGGGGATACGGATTACTACAGCCCGTATATTGCCGTCACGTAGGCCGCATCGCCCGCACTGAATTTGAGCGGCGAGCCGAGCGCATCGCAATCGAAGATTCCGAATGTCACGCCATCAACCGTGACGGCGTTTTCCGACACAGCGAAAGAGCCGCCGACGCCTACGAGGCTGTAGCCGTTTGAATGGGCGGCGCCGACCCTCTTCTTTCCGTCTGCCGTCGATACGACGCACGACAGGTCTTCGACGCTGAAGCACACCGCTATGGCCGCATGATGCTTAAGGCCTGGTACGGTGATGGTGCTGTTGCGCACGCTGCCGCTCCAAAGCAATTGGGATACGGATTACTATTCAGCAAGCACGACAAGGTAATTGATTCTTATCGACACCTCCCATATGCGGTCGAAAGTCACGTAAACCGACTTCGAGTTACCGAGGTACGTGCAACCTTCGACGTGCACGGGGATGTCCTCGCCATCGCCGCTCATGGCTAGCACTACGTCGACATTCCGGTTGAAGCTCCGGCCGAAAAGCCTCACGAACTCGGCGTCCGAGAAAAGAACGCTGGAATTACTGTCGGCATTGAGTATTTTTGTCCCCGTGAACAAACGCGGCGCTCGGGATACGGATTACTATGCCGTCCTAATCCACAGCGCGACAATACCTATCCCGTCGGCCCACACGTGCCATTTTTGCGAATCCTCGTTTCTGTACACGTCAATTTTCAACCACGAACCTGCGACATCGTACCTGCCGCCATCAACATCGGCCACAAAGCCGACTTTCGTGGTGAGCGACCATCGGTAGCTTTCCCATGTGCCTGGCAATCCGAGGCTCTTCGGTGTGACGGAGCTGGCTAGCCAAATCGCGCGGCCTACGGGCCATTCGCGGGATACGGATTACTAAACAGCCATGGCCGCCGTATATGCGTCGCTGGCCCGCGCCACCACGGTGCGGAAGCTTTGCAGATAGTGCCCCATGGCGGTGTTGACCGTCGTATGCCCCAAGCTCACGGCTATGTCCTCGATGCTCGCGCCGTGCTCTAGCGAGATGGTGGCCCAGCTGTGGCGAAGACACGTCATCGGCACGTGCGGCAATCCGTGGCGGCGGCAGAAGGATCGGAAGCGACGCGAGACGGCGTTCGGGTCGAGTGCGCAAAGCCGGCCAGACCTGCGGCTTCCGCGAATCTTGCGAAGCCGCTCCAAGGCGAAGCGGGGGAGCTTGAGGCGGCGGTCGGACAGCTTCGTCTTGCAACCCGTCTCGACTTCCTCGCCCTTGACCACGTGCAGGCCGCGCCTGACGTGCACCCAGCCCGAACGCCAGTCTATGTCCTCGATTCTCACCGCGCACGCCTCGCACCTCCGCAGGCCCAGGGCCGCGCCAAGCAGCACGGCGGCCTCGAACGGCTGGCCCACGATGCCGCGAAGCGTCTCGCGCTCCTCATCCGCCGTGAGCGTGGGCCTGCGCACGGGCGGCTTCTTCGGCAGCTCGATGCCCTGCGTCACGTCCCAGATGCGCAGCTGTCGGCGGCGCAGCACCCAGCGGTACACCTGGCGGAATGTTTTGTATGCCTTCTCCGCCGCGCCTGGTTTCTCGAAGCCGTCGACCCAGGCTTGAAGCTCTTCGAAGGTGATTTCTTCCACCTCACGCGCTCCCCACATCGGAAGCAGGTGGCAGCGCAGGGCGCTCTCGTAGCCCTCAAGCGTGGTGCCGCGCAGGCGCTTGGACTTGTCGGACATGTACATGGTCGCGGCTTCGGAAAACAGCATTTCAAACCCTTTCGCATCGGAAAAATCCCAGACGCATAACGGCATTCCAGCGCCGAAAACGTCTGGGATTTTCTCGGCGCGAAGCGGCATGACATTACACCTGCCCCGCGCGTGACCCCTCCCGCACAATCGCATCGGGAGGGCGAAAAGACATGGGCAGCGGACAGAAGGGAGGGCAGATGGAGCATTGCCCAGAGCACAGCGCCCATGAGAGGGCCATCGAGCAACACGACAACCGCCTCGATACGCACGGCAAGAGCCTCGACACGCTGTCTGAGACGCTAGCCGCCTTGCGAGAAATCGAGCGCCAGAACCAGGAGCGCATCGACCGCATGGACGAGCGCCTGGCCGCGCTCGAAGCGGAGCCTGCCGACAGGTGGCGCAAGGCGAGCGACTACGTGCTGACGGCAATCTTGGGCGTGGTGCTCGGCCTGGTGGCGAGCAATTTCGGATTGTAAAGAAGGGAGAGACATGGAAGAGAAGAATGTGCCAGATTGGCTGATTCCTAATCGCGTCTACGACGTGCTGAAATGGGTCGGCCTCATCGCGTGCCCGGCGCTCGCGGTTTTCGTGCAGGCGGTCGGACCCGCTTGGGGCTTCGCCGACACTTCGGCGGTTGTCCTCACGCTCAACGCCTTTGGCGCGCTCATCGGCGTGCTCATCGGCGCGAGCGCATTGAAGGGAGCCGCCAATGACTGACGCGGCTAAGCGAGCGACCGCATTCGCGGCCGCCGTCGCGCTCGCGCTGACGCTTTGCGTGCCCGCGCTGGCGTATGACCAGCAGGAGGACATCGTAAGCGACGGCCACGGCGCCAACGCGGCGCAGTACTTGGTTATCCACGAGACCGCCAATCCTGGCGCGTCCGCATATAACCACACGCTGCTTTGGAGCCGAGACGACACCTACGCCGTCCACTACGTCATGGAGCTCGACGGCTCCGTGGTGTACCACACGGTTCCCGACTGGGCGCTCTGCTGGCACGTCGGCAACGGCAACTACAGCACAGTGGGCATCGAACTGGCCCATGCGACCAATTCGGCCGACTTCAACAAGCAATGGACGGAGGCGATCGAATGGGCCGGCGATTACCTCAACCAGCGCGGCTGGGGCATCGACCGCCTGCTATCGCACAATGATTGCCGGTACATCTGGGGCGGCACCGACCACACCGACCCGACGGGATACTTCGCTAGCTACGGCAAATCTTGGGCCGACTTCAAGGCAGGCGTGCGCGAGTACATGGCCACGGGCCAATACTCTGGCAACGTCACGGCGGGAGACCCCACGCCGCAGCAGCCGGCCACAAAGCCCGCCACGCCTGCAGGGTCTCCGAATGTGACCTATGCGGCGTATGTGGGCGGCTACGGCTGGCTTGATGACGTCACCAACAGCGGCACCGGAAGCGACGGCTTCGCGGGCATCCCGTATGAGCCGATGCGCTATATCACCATGTCTGTCGACGCGGGCTCCGTCCGCTACCGCGTGCACACGCAGGCCAACGGATGGCTGGACTGGGTTTACGAGAGCGACAAGAGCGACTACGTCTACGGCGCGGCTGGCGACGGCTCCGTCATCGACGGCCTCCAGGCCTACTACACAAGCGACGGCAGCAATTGGTACCAGATCTATTACCGTGCGCAGGACGTCGACCACGTCGGCTATTGGGATACCGTCTGCGATGACGGCACGACTTATGGCGGCGACCCGTACGCCGGCTGCCTCGGCAGCGGCATGGACCGATTGCAAGCCGAAATCAGCGATGATTGGCCTGCCATGGTCGGCTAGCTGCGGCTAGCTGTGACACGCTGTGACAGAGCTGTGACATTTGGGGCGCCTTCGGGCGCCCCTTTTTTTGCGTTTATTCCAGTGGGGTGTGGCGCGCCTGAGACCGCCCAGAAAACGCGTCGCGCATATCCCAGGCATATCCCAAGTCGTTGTTTTTTAGCCGATTTTGCAGAGCTTACAAAACTTGCAGAACGGCATAATGCCTGGTAAACAGCCTTATAGAACTTACAAGCCCCTAAGCTTTGT